TCTAATAGTAGGTTAACCATTAATACTGATGACTTACCATCTGGAGAAATGTATGAACATGGTAGTATGGATCTTACTATCGGGGGAGAACATTATACACTAGTAGAAACTTTTGCCTATTCACGTCCTACCGATAAACACTTTAGGGTAGAAATAGATAGTAATAACAACATAGTAATCATATTTGGTGATGGTAAATTTGGAGCAGTAATTCCTAGTGGAGCTAATATTAATAATGCTACTTGTTATCTTACCTATGGTAGTGCCGGTAATGTAGATGCTGGCTCCATTAATAACGTATTAATGAGTGGTATGACCACTACTAATCCATATCCTGCTACTGGAGGTTCAGACTATGAATCAATAGAATCAATGAAAGACAGGATACCACTTCAAGTTAGGACTCAGGGTGTAGCTATTACTAAAAGGGATTACGAGGATTTGGCTTTAATGGTACCTGGTGTTGGTAAAGCTAAAGTAGAAATGGTATGTGGTAGAAGAGTAACTTTATACATATATCCAGATAATGCCTCTGTAAATAGTGACTTACAAGCTTCAAATATACTAAAGCAACAGGTATGGTCTAAGCTTAATAATTATTTACCAATTACTACTATACTCAAGGTTTGTTCACTAGGTACTTCTGATATAGTTCTTGACCTTGATATTACTGGTAAAGCTAATTATAAAGCTACAGATATCCTTACTCATGTACGTACAGCTCTATATACTGCTTATAATGCCCAAGCTTCAGACATTGGAGGTACTGTAAGAATATCTGATTTATATGCTTTATTAGACAATCTACCTAGTATAGATTATTTAATGATAAATAAATTCTATGTAAGGCCTTACATTACTCCATTAAATTATGGTATAGGATTTAGGCCAGTAGCTTTCAATTTAACTAAGTCAGATAAATCAACTACATACATATTAAGTATGTTAGCTAACAATAGAGCTCACATTGTTTCAACTGATGGTAGATTTGAAAGTAATATAAATACAACTACTAGTAGTAGTATAACAGATAGTATACATGGTATAACCTTAAGTATTACTTTATTGAGTAGTTCACAAGTTTCTACTATAGGTAGAGCAGGTAATAAATTTAGTATGACTGTATCACAAATTAATAATGATTACGTTGATACTGGCTATACAGTACCTATATTTGCTAGGGATTCAGATTTAATAACCAAAATAAAGGAAACTATATGATAACTCTAAGATCACTTATGGACTTACTCCCATATAATTTTAAGGAGCAAGATACATATAAGGTTAACGGTAAGGGTTTATTAGAAAGGTACTTAGATATATTCGGAGCTTACTTTGATGATGTCATTACTAATGATATAAAGACTTTAGATGATATCATAGATATAGATAATACTCCAGAGTTATATTTAGGATATCTTTGGGAGTTTTTAGGTTCTATGCCGTATGCTAATCCTAAAGCTATAGATCCAGAAAAATGGAAGCAATATTTTAATGGTTTTGATAGTGAGTCTACAATACAGTCTTTAAGTAAGCTTTGGATATACAGAAAAGATTCTGATGGTGATAGGTATAATTTAAGTACCGATCAAGTAAGGTCCCTAGTAAAATATTCAGTAGCTTTATTTTCGATACGTGGTACCAAGAAGTTCTTTGAGATATTACTTAAATTATATGGATTTGAAGTAGAGATTAGTAATGGCAGTACTTATCCAGAGATTAGTGTAGTAGATGATGACGATTCAGATTATTGGGGTACTAATGATGACTACTGGGGTACTAATGATGACTATGCTGGGTCAATAGATTCTCTTTTTGATATAAAAACTGAAGCAACTAAGCTTGATTCAGAATGGTTATATTTAGATGTAGATACAGTAGATAGCCATACTAACTGTACCAGAATAGTCAATGTAAACTTTAAGTTGAAGAGCAATATAGTATATAACGTATCTTCCAATGAATTTAAACGTTTACAGGATAGGATGTTCAATCTTATAAATATGTTTTTACCAATAGGGACTAGGCCTCATTTAATATGGGATAATGTTAATGTTGGTAATAATCATGTTTCTAAGGTTACTCGTTCTATAGAAGTATATGTTGATAGAACTCCAATAAACTGGACTTCTTCTGATAATGTTTTCGTAAGGTCCAATGTATATTCTGGTTGGTACAGAGTTTACGATAGAAATCCAGGATCTACTCAATCTAGATCATTTGATTGGAGGCCATTAAGATTTATGGTAAAGGTTAAAGATACGGGAAATGCTTATAATTTTGTATCAGATCAGCCAAAGAGATTTGTTGTAGCATTTAATGGTAATGATTACTCTGATGTAGAATATGAAGATGGTCATATATTTACTTTAAAACCTGGAGGTAATGGATTATATTATCCTAAATTTAAGGTTAGTGTTATATGTGAAGACGATTTTGACCTTACTAACGGCAGTATATCAACATTTACTATAAGTGAGTGGTTGAAACACTTTAATTATACATTGTTTAAACATCTTAATCAATCATCAAGTTCATCATATGAATTAAGTGTAAATAATGATTATATACCAATAATAATACAATCAGCTTCAGTACGTACATATACAAATGATGCTAATCCAGAAGATGATAATTTTACTCCTCAGCAGGTAATTAACCTTACTACTGGAGAATATTTAACTTTATGTGTGAATGGTACTAAATTACCAAATAGGCAGGGTACTTTAGTAGATTACTCTAGCTATAGTGATAGATGTGTATATGTACAACATATCTTTAATCCTGGTACCTATGAATTTGCCATGTTGGATAGGCCAGAGTATCATTTTACCATAGAGGTAACAATAGTTGGTGAGGTTTTAACTGTGACTTTAGTAGAGGGTTCTGTTAATAATGTAATAGATAATGATAATCCGAGTGTAAATATTAAATTAAGAGTAACCAGTAATTTAGATTTTCTTGGTCATGAAAGAGCCTTATTAATTAAAGAAGCCTCCAATCCAGTAACCATGTATTGGGCTAATGAAGAATATATAGTATTAGATGACCCTGGTCATTATAGGTTCTATGGAGTTAACCCTAGTTCAAAAGAGGCTATAAGTAATTATATAGATATAAATGTATTATCCAATAAGTATAATGCTCATTATTACTTAGAGTTAGCCGATGAGGATAAATCTGATGATGAGCAATATATGGTACGAACACTCATACCAAATTATCCAGCATCTGGTTCAACGGTACAATGGAGTTTTGATTTCTATATTACTGTAGATAAGTCAGTCATAGAGGCTCAGGATATTCAGGTAATAGATCCTAATGCTTTTGATTTAGAAGTGTTACTATATAGGGGAGGTAATCCAAATAGAGGTACACTTATGAATTCATATACAGCTACTATAGAGGTATTAGATGATGAGATAGGTAATGTATTACCATACTATAAGGTAAAAGGTACTATAACTTTAACCTGGAACGGTTCTTATATTATCTATAGTGATTACCATTATAACTATCCTCCTGGTCTATACTGTGTGGAGTTACATGATAAGAATCATGCTTGGCCAGATACCCCTTCTTACCGAGTTATAGATGCTTATGTAATTCCACAAAAGTTTGATGGTAACTTATACTTTGATGTAGATGTTATTAGTAAAGCTTGGACTTCTCCAGCGGGTCAAGTATATGACATTGATCCTATTACTGGTAAATATACTTGGGGTTGGTTTAAAACCAATGATACTTATTTACATTCAGTTAGATTAGTAAGATATGATCCAGCAATAGATACTCCCCAATTCCGTTTGAAATTAACTAATAATACTATTGGGTATACCAGAGTATATATGTATAAGTTAGTAGAGAACGGTGAAGAATGGGATGCCAATGCTGCTTACCCAAAGATTCTATCACCAGTCATAAAGTCAAGTACTCCACATGTTGGTATAGATAATCCTCATTGGTTAGACGAAGCTATACCAGCCGATTGGGGCTTTCCTGGTGAATACGATAGTAATTCTGATAAATGGGATTATGGTAAAGGCAGTACAGGAGTAGTTGGATATACTGGTAGATGGTTATTTACCGGATCAGTATATCAATTAGGTGAAGTAATAACTGGTCCACAAGAACCAGGTAAGTACTTATTCTTAATTAATCAATTGAATGTAGATACTAAGGTAATTAATTATGCTTATTTAGAGGTAAAAGAAGAGATAAAATATTCGCTCATAGTTGACCCATTACTGGCTATATTGCAAGGAGCTGCAGTTGGTACAGTAGTAAATGCCATAAGTAATGCTAAATTTACTAAAGAGGTATTAAAAGTCAGGGTAATTAATCCTGATGGTACTGTATCAGAAGGATATTATGATGTACCTTATGCTTTCTATGCTTATCAGGCTGGTACTTATACCTTTGAATTATTTAAATTTGAAGGTGGTCAGTATATAAGTTTGGGATTAGTAGCTAATTTCAGAGTACTTACTGATAATGGTATTTCTGATGAATATCTGAGTTGGGAGTGGTTAGATACTTCCGATAGAGAGGTTCAAGTAGTAACTACTTCTGCTAATGTAGATTGGACGGTAAAAGTACAAAATGAGTAAGAACTATGGACGAAATTAATAATAATATTGCTGTGAAAACAACAGTTATAGGATTCTTAGCAGAGTGGCAAAGTTTACTCTATGGGATGAGATGGATGATCACACTAGCTTTGGTACTAATTATCGGAGATCTTTGGTTTGGGGTTTCGGCTGCCATACATAGGGGAGATAAGGTAAGAAGATCTAGGGCTGGTAGGAGAACTTTTAATAAGATAATAGATTACCTATGTTACATCTTCATCGGTGTAACAATAGGTAAGGCTATTGCTGAACCTTACGGTGTAGATCCAATTATAACAGCTATAACAGCTATGATATTATGCTATGGTTTTGAAATTGATAGTATATATGGGCATATTCTAGAATTACATAATATTAAAGTTAAATATTCTATCTGGAAATTGCTTGCATTTATTCTTACACTACGCTTTAAGCAATTTGCATTTGCCATAGAAGATATTAGTAAACAGTACGAAAATAATAATAAAAAAGAAGACAATGGCAACTAAAACTTATTTCGGCTTTCAAAGCCAATTAAAATCAAAGGAACTGATAGAGGCTATATCATTACAACATGGCCCGGGTCCATTATTTGGGTATGCTGGATTTTCTATATCTGGCCCAAATATTATTTTAACACCTGTCCCAGATACTGGTGATACCGAGATTAGTGATTTCCGTAATCATTTTACTAAATTAATAAACAGTAGAATGGCTTCAAGGAAAATAATGATACAGGCTTTTGATGGAGCAGATGGTAATTTTGGTATTATTACTAGGGATGGTTATGTAGAGGTTAATACTGCTAGTAGTATAAGTATCAACATATCAAATACCCAAAGTACTTACCCAGAGGTTATAGTTATAGCTAGGCATAACTATTCTGAGGATGTAAATGTAGAAATGCCTGTAATATATGAGGCTTATTGGAATCAATCCAATACCTCTTTTTTCAGGCTTTATAAAAAGGCTATAGATTTTAATTATCCAACTCCATTAGAATCACGTAGTATAGAAGGGCTTGATGTAAATCAGAATCCTCAAGAAGATACTCAACTATCCTACAGTTACTTATCAAGTACGGCTTTATCTGCTACAGGTATAGATATTAATAATCTTAATGATTGTACTCTAGTTGGTATCTATGGTACTGGTAATGATGTAATGTCACCTACTGGAGCTTTACAAAAGTTTGTAATATTACCCTACGATGGTAAGTTCCCAATGGAGCTCACATATTCATGGTCTGATATTAATTTTAATAAAGATCTACTTAGATACCTTTATAAGGTATTCGATGGTATGGGTAGTTTAACTTTTTCTCAATATCTTAGAAAATTAATGAGCGAATCAGATGAAGATAGTGAAATTGTATCTGTATCAGTACCTGTAGGAACTATAGTAATGTGGTATGGTTCTACCTCTAATATTCCATACGGTTGGGAAATATGTGATGGTACTGCTTCAGTACATAATCCTAGTATACTTAAACCTAATTTAATGGGTAGATTCCCAGTTGGTTTAAGTACTGAAGATTCAGAGTTTAATCGGCCTGGTGCTACTGGAGGTAATAATAAGGTTACCCTAGAAATAAACAATATACCACAACACAATCACGTATATACAGCTGATGCTAATAGTGAAGGTAAGTTTGATAGTGTTGAAACCGGTTTCCCACAGGTATACTCTGGAGCTTCAGAAGCCGTAACTGGTACTTCTGGTAGTTCTGGTAATCAGGGTGTAGCTAAAGCTTATCTTTCTTCTAAGGTTGGTGGTAATAAACCTATAGATAATAGGCCTGCTTATACCGTAGTAACTTTTATTATTAAAACCCTGGAATAAACCTTCCTTGTTTTCTATAATAATTTTAGGTTGTGACGGGGGCTCAGTTGTAATGACTGAGCCCTTTATTTGTGTGATAGCTCTTTCATAGCTCTATGTTCCCAATATTCTACGTCGTGTCTTAATTCAGATATATATTGTATAGAAGTCTTGGCTTTTGGTAGATTAAAGAATTCGGCAAGCATAGAATTAGTTATACGTACTCTACCATTATCGGTTTTTTCTAATAGGAATGATGGTG